AACTCCATTCAATTCAACTTTTGTTGAAGTGGGTGCGTGGTTTGGTAAATCAACTAATTATTTAGCTGGTAAAATAAAAGAATCTAAAAAGAACATACACTTTACAACCATAGATACTTTTAAAGGAACTCAAACAGAAGAATTGCATTTAAATATTGTAGATACTTTTAATGGGGATATATTTTATGAATTTATGGATAATACAATTATATCGAATAATTACGCAACATTTGATATTATAAAAGATGAATCAAAAAACGCAGCAAATCAATTTGCAAATCAAAGTATTGATTATTTAATGATAGATGGCGGCCATTCATATACCGAAGTTATGGATGATATTAAAGTTTGGTATAATAAAGTAAAACCGGGTGGTGTTATTAGTGGTGATGATTATAATATTTTTCAAGGAGTTAATGATGCAGTTCATGAATACTTTTATAATCAATTTGATAAATCATTTTTTAGATGTTGGGTTAGAAGAAAACCACGTATTCAAATTAAACATTTATTAACTAGACCCGATGATGTTAGAGAAAGAGTTAGTATTGCATCTATAAAACAATTGGCAAAGTATGGCATGGATTACCAGCCAATAGTTAATAAACCATATGAAGGATTCGCACCGGCTGAACATTGTAGAAGACCGGAGCATATAAGTAAAGATAATAAACCAGGTGAATTACATCCTGGTGCTGGATTGGGTTGGATTACTGGTAGACACTATGGATGTTATTTAGCACATAGAGGAGCATTAGAAACTATGGATGAAACAAATTATGACTACACATTAATATTTGAAGCAGATGCTTTTATCAATGTTGGTTTAGAAGAATTTGTTGAGATAGTACATAGAGCTTGTTTTCTTTCAGAAAGAGATGATGTGTATTATATAGGACTAGCTGATAATCCATCTTGGACTAAAGATAGAATAGATAACCTATTTTCAAAAACAGCAGCAAATCAGGATTTAGCACATGCATATTTAATCCCAAATAGAACAAAACAATGGTGGATGGATAGGATTGAAGATTGTGGTTGGGATGTTGGGGACCTTTGGTATAATCACGTATTTGCCAATCACCCAAAACCAAGATATACAACAAACAAAATGTATAGTAAGCAAGCGGAAGGTTATTCCTTATTAGATGAGACAGTTAAAACTTGGAGTTAATGATATACGATAATTTAAAAAAGAATGAAAACAATATAGTTAAAGTTCAAAATAAAGTAAAACTTCATTTTGTAAGAGGACCATTTGTTGAAATTACAGGAAATAAAAAAGCTGATTATAAAGTTGATTTTTTAGATAATAAAACAGGTAAAGTTTTATTTAGTAGTAATATTGGTTCTAATTGCTGGACTAAATGTAACATAGAATATTTTGTAGAATGGAAGGTAAACATATATGAAGATGGAAAACTTTGGTATGAGCATCTTTATAATGCAAAAGGTAAAAGGGTCTACATATCATTGGATTCCAGAGCATTGGGTGATACATTAGCTTGGTTTCCGTATATGGATGAGTTTAGAAAAAAGCATGAATGTGATGTTATTACTTCTACATTTATGAATGAAATGTTTGTTGAACAATATCCAAATTTAGAATTTGTTAAGCCGGGAATTAATGTAGATAATTTATATTCTATGTATTCTATTGGATTATTCTATAACGATGATGATTCAATAAATTTATTAAAAAATCCAATTGACCCTAAAAATGTTACGCTTCAAAAAATGGCATCTGATATTTTGGGACTTGATTATATTGAGGTTAAACCAAAATTAAAAGAAAGAAATATTAAATCAGATGATACACTAAAGCAAATATGTATTGGTGTATTCGGAACTGCTCAATCTAAATTTTGGAATAATCCAACTGGGTGGCAGGATGTAGTAGATTGGTTAAAAGATAAAGGTTACATTGTAAAATTAGTATCCAAAGAAGGTGATGACTATATGGGTAATAAATTACCAAAAGGAATAGTACATCATCCACATGGACCTATTGAAGGTGTTATGGATGAAATGAAAAAATCTAAAGCATTTATTGGTATTGGTAGTGGATTAAGTTGGTTGAGCTGGGCATTGGATGTACCAACTGTTTTAGTTAGTGGATTTTCGTATGATTGGGCAGAAATGAAAGATTGTATAAGAATCACAGCACCAAAAGGAGCATGTGAAGGTTGTTTTAATCGAATTAGATTAGATGCTGGTGATTGGAATTGGTGCCCAGACCACAAAGGTACAAATAGACAATTTGAATGTACTAAATTAATTACATCCGAAATGGTAATAAAAGAATTGGAAAAGTTCTTATAAAAAATATAAAAACAATATACTTATATATACAAAACAATAAATAATAAATTATGGCAGAGTTAGACAAAATTCCACAAAAACAATCAATTGAAATTGAAATTGTTAAATTAGATGAGGATGTACTAAAAAGTATTACAGACTTAAATCAAAAATCAAACAATCTAATTGCAGATTTTGGACAAATCTATATTAGAAAGAGAGAAATTGAAGAGGAATTAACTAGATTAGGTGAAATCTTAGAAAAAGGAGAAAACGATTTTAAATCTATTAATTTAGAATTAAAAGAAATTTTAGATTCATTAGATGATAAATACCCACAAGGTAGAATTAACTTACAAGAAGGTACAGTTCAATATCAACCAGGTGCACCAAGTAGAAAGCAATTAGCTGAACAACAAGCACAGCAAGCTCAACAGCCTGCTAGTTCTGGTATGAAAGTTGTAAAAGAATAATAACGAATATTTATATAGCAAGAACTATATAATGAACGAATTATCACAATTTTTAGTAGAATCAATATTATTGGAGAAAGCGGATTCCATAGACAAAGTAGTTGTTGTCTATTCGGGCCGCTTTCAACCATTTCATAAGGGCCATTACGCAACTTATGATAACTTAGTACGCAAATTCGGTAAGGATAGCGTATATATCGGAACTTCTAATGTTACCGATTCAAAGAAATCTCCATTTAATTTTAAAGAGAAAAAAACTATAATGACAAATATGTTTGGTATTCCATCAAACAAAATTGTCAATATTAGAAATCCATATGCACCTGAAGAAATTCTAAATAAATACAATGAAGATACTACTGGTTTTATAACTGTAGTTGGTGAAAAAGATTCATCTCGTTTAAGTGGTAAATACTTTACAGCATACAAAGGGAAGGTAACAGAACCTTATTTAGATAGAGGTTACGTTTACGCATCACCGGCAACAGCAAATCCTATTAGTGGTACTGATGTTCGTTATTGGTTAAGTGCTGGTAGTGAAGCTGAAAGAAAAAAGAATTTTACAAAAGCATATCCAAAATTTGATGAACAAATATTCAAATTAATTACTCTTAAATTAAAAAAACTTAAAGAATGTATTAATGAAGAAATAAGTTTAAATGTAAACGTTGGTGATACTTTGTTAATGGGTAAGTTCAAAAACAAAAAAGTATTAGTTAAAAATATAGGTAAGGATGAATGGGGAATGCCAACAATCAATGGTAAAAAAGCAGTAACATTCAGAATCCCTAAAAAAGAAAATTTAAAAGAAATGGGATTGCCGGGTGGAGCTGGTGTTGGTTTGAGTTTGCCGGGTGGATATATTAATGGAGCACCTAAAGCTGATGATGTTAAGAAGGTTAGTAAAAAACTTAACAACAAAGGAATGAGTGGGTATGAAGAAATTGATGAAGATAAAATTCCCGGTGGTTTAGCAAAAGGAAAAACTATAATTGATTTGGCTAAGAAGTACGATTCGAAAGGATACTATGACCAAACGCAATTTGCAAAAGAATATATCAAACCTAAATTAATGAAAGGTATTAAAGTTGAGATGGAACATACAACTGATGTTCGCATTGCAACTGAAATAGCTATGGACCATTTGTGGGAAGATATTAACTATTATGAAAAGTTAGCATCAATTGAAGGTGGTAGTATATCTGAAACAACTGGAAATGGTGCTTTCTATAATGATGGTAACGCAACAACGGGCAAAATGTGGAATGCTGATTGGGATGATTATAATAACCAAAATTATTATTTAAATAATTTAGAAGGTTGGGGTTTCTTTGATGAAATACCATCTGAAAGAGAAAAGAAATCAGCAATAGACCAAAAACTACCAATCGCTACGCATAATGATGTAGTTCATAAATACAATCGTATTAAAAAGTATGGATTCAAAAAACCTGCTGATTTAAACGAATCATTATTAACGGAAGGTGGTGCATATGGACATATGAATCACCCATTTGATATTGAAATGAATCTTACATTTAGTGATTTAAAAAATATTGTATCCAAAGCACTTAATGGTGACTTGGAAACTGCAAGAGAAAAGACTGATGGACAGGCACTGGCAATTAGTTGGGTAAACGGAAGATTAGTTGCTGCTCGTAATAAATCTCATTTAAAAAATGGTGGTGTTGGGGCTATGACAATTGGACAGGTAGCAGATAAGTTTGCTGGTAGAGGTGGATTAACTGATGCTTACAACTTCGCTATGCAAGATTTATCAAAAGCAATATCGGGTCTATCGGAAGCTCAAAGAAAAATGGTATTTAAAAATGGTACATGTTTTATGAATTTGGAAGTAATATATCCAACATCAGTAAATGTAATTCCATATGGTCAACCACTTTTAGTATTTCATGGTACATTTGAATATGATAAAGAAGGTAATGTAGTTGGTGAAAACCAACAAGCGGCAAGAATATTGGCAGGTATGATTAAACAAGTAAATGCGCATGTTCAATCTAAATATACAATACAAGGACCTCCAATGCAATCTTTACCAAAATCCGATGATTTAAGTTCTCGTCAAGGAAAGTATTTTTCAATGATTTCAAAACTACAATCTGAATTTGGATTAAAAGATTCCGATGGTGTAGCTGATTACCATCAAGCTTGGTGGATGAACTTTGTTGATAAAGCAGCTAAGAAGTTAGATTATCAGCAAAAAATAGGATTGGTTAAAAGATGGGCTTTTGGAAATAAATCATTTAGAATTGCTGATATAAAAGATGATAAATTAAGAGCATGGGCTGAGCAAATTGATAAGCAAGACCAACAAAAAATATCAAAACAAAATCTAATGAGATTTGAAGAAATATTTTTAGGAGTTGGGGCTGATGTATTATCATTTATGACTTCAGTACTTACAGCAAATCCTGATAGTGCTAAAAAGCAAATGGTATCTCGTTTACAAAGTACAATAACACAAGTAAAAGGTAGTGGTGACCCTAAAAAGATTGCAAAATTAAAATTAGAGTTACAAAGGCTTAACGCACTTGGTGGATTTGATAAAATTGTACCAAACGAAGGTATTGTATTTGTATATGGTGGTAATACTTACAAATTAACAGGTGCATTCGCACCCCTAAATCAAATTTTAGGTATTTTCTTCGATAAATAATATCGTTTTCTTTATTTTGATATACTTATATATACGAATATATTGTATATAATATGGCAAAGGAATTTAATAAAAAGTTTATGCACCCAACTCGTAGAAAGTTGGTTGATATGGTTTTGACTGGTGGTGAGTATGAAAAAAATACACAAATATCATTTTCTGGGGCAGATAAAGAAAAAATAAAAAGGGAAGTTGGTGAAAGATGGACTGATGATAACGGAAAGTCTTGGCAACAATATGAAGCAGGTAAAATCGAAGTTTCGGAATTAGGAGATATTATGGCTGAGACTAGAGCTTACTTAGATAAGTTGAATAGTTGTAAATCTGATAATTGTAAAACAATCAAAGTAGGTAGAGTTGATAAAAAATTAATATCTAAAACTGGATATTGTTTACATTGTCTTACATTAAGAGAAGCTGAAATAAAATACGATGGTTTGTGGAAAGAATATGAGGATTACAAAATATATTCCAATATGATTGCATATGGTAACGATGTGGTATCTCAATTTAAACAAGCTTATAGAGATGCAAAGCAAACATATGAAGTAGTTCAAGAAGATGGTAAGATTGAAACTTGGAGTATGGAAAGGGATGTTGAAGAACTTAAAGCAGAAATTCTTTTGGAGATTGTTAAATTCGAAGGTGAGATTGAACAAGCTACTAAATTAAGAAATGAGGCTTACGATAAATTAAAAGATAAAAACTACGATTTAGTAAGACCACTTAACGATTAGTATGAGTACAGGTATAACACAAAAGAAATCTTTAAAAGATATTATTGCAGAAGAATACAAAAAGTGTGCGGTAGACCCGATTCACTTTATGAAGAAGTATTGTATGATTCAGCATCCGGTAAGAGGTAAGATACCATTTCAGCTTTTCCCATTTCAGGAAAGAACTTTAACACAATTTAATGGTAATCGATTTAATATAGTCCTAAAATCAAGACAAACTGGTATCTCAACCTTATCAGCCGGATATGCACTTTGGAAAATGATATTCAATTCAGATTTTAACGTATTGGTTATTGCAACAAAGCAAGATGTTGCAAAGAACTTAGTAACAAAGGTAAGAGTGATGCATGAATTGCTTCCTAGTTGGCTTAAAGGAGGTTCTTTGGAGGATAACAAACTTTCCCTTCGTTTACAAAATGGCTCTCAAATTAAGGCTATTGCTTCATCTCCTGACGCAGGACGTTCTGAAGCCTTATCACTTCTTATATTTGATGAGGCCGCCTTCATTGATGATATTGATGAGATTTGGGTGGCAGCTCAATCGACACTATCTACGGGTGGTAGTTGTATTGCGTTATCTACTCCTAATGGTGTGGGTAATTGGTTTCACCAAACTTGGTTAGGAGCTGAGGAAAGTAGAAATCCATTCAATACAATTAGATTACATTGGACCGTACATCCTGAAAGAGACCAAAGGTGGAGAGATGAACAGGAGAAATTATTAGGACAAAAGAAAGCAGCTCAAGAGTGTGATTGTGACTTCGTATCTTCTGGTGAAACTGTAATTGAGCCAGAAACCCTAATGTTCTATAAAGAAACATATATTCAGGACCCAATAGAGAAAGGTGGATTTGATGGAAACCTTTGGAAATGGGAACATGCCGATTATAACAAATCATATATGGTAGTGGCCGATGTGGCTAGAGGTGATGGTGGTGACTATTCAACATGTCATGTAATTGATATAGTTAATTCAGTTCAAGTAGCTGAATATAAAGGTAGAGTTGATACGAAAGATTTTGGAAACTTTTTAGTAGCACTTTCAACTGAATACAATGATGCATTGCTTGTAGTGGAGAATGCAAATATTGGTTGGGCAACAATTCAGCAAGTAATTGATAGAGGATATAAAAACTTATTCTATATGAGTAAGGATTTAAAATATATTGATGTAGAAAATCAAATGACAAATAGATATAGAGCGGAAGAAAGAGGACTAGTTGCAGGATTTTCAACTACTTCTAAAACTAGACCTTTAATTATATCCAAATTAACTGATTACTTTAGAGAGAAGTCGGTTATAGTTCGTTCTACTCGCTTAATAGATGAGTTATTTACATTTATCTATATGAATGGTAGAGCTGAAGCTATGAAGGGTTATAACGATGACTTGGTAATGGCATTTTCAATTGGATTATGGGTTAGGGATACAGCATTAAGATTAAGACAAGAAGGAATTGATTTAACAAAAAGTGCAGTTGGGGGTATCACAAATCATACATATAATGGTGTGTATGGTGGTGGTAATTCTATGGATGATAATCCTTGGGCTATGAGAATCGGAGATGGATTTGAAGATTTAACTCAATGGTTGTAGGGTTTTGATATTTTACGATATTTATGTTATATAATGTCAAAATAGGATTTTTTAGAAATTAATAATAAATTATGGCAGAACAGGAAATAGATGATAGGAGTTTTTTTGGTAGACTAAAGAAGTTGTTTGCATCGCAAGCTATCGTAACCGTTGATAAAGATGGTAAACGTAAGGTTGTTGATACTGATGACCGCCAGATGAATACTAATTTCGTAAATCTTAGAGATAGATATACAAAATTACAAAGGTCTTATTACGAAACTAATCAGGGTGCACAATCAATGGCATACCATCAAGTTCGTAGAGAATTATTCAGAGATTATGATGCTATGGATAATGACCCGATTATAGCATCAGCATTAGATATATATGCTGATGAATCTACAACAAAAAATGAATATGGAGATACTCTTACTATTAAATCTACAAATGAGAATGTAAGTGCAATACTTCATAACTTATTTTATGATGTAATTAATATAGAATTCAACTTATGGCCTTGGGTAAGAAACTTGGTAAAATATGGTGATTTCTTTTTAGCATTGGAAATCGCAGAGGGTAAGGGTATTGTAAATGTATTACCTTATTCTGTATATAATACTGAAAGATTAGAAGGTACTGACCCGGCTAATCAAAACTACGTTAAGTTTAAAGTTGAATTAGATAGATTTGGTAAAAAGGAATATGAGAACTATGAAATGGCTCACTTCCGTTTATTATCAGATACAAACTTCCTACCATATGGTAAAGCTATGATTGAAGGTGGTCGTAGAGTTTGGAAACAATTATCACTTATGGAAGATGCGATGTTAATCCATCGTATTATGAGAGCACCTGAAAAGAGAGTGTTCAAAATTGATATTGGTAATATTAACCCACAAGAGGTTGAT